CCGTGTAACTCAAGGCCCGATTTCACAGCGAAATCGTGGTGAGAGTACAGCTACGGACGCCGCTACTAATAGTCCTGCCTTGTGGTTATATGGCTCGACGAATAAAACCACCGATCTAAATATTGCTGCTGGTGGTTTCTTTACGGATGGGGCATTGCTAGGCATGAGAAACGGCGACTTTATTCTCGCTGGATGTCATAGTACCGACACCTCTACTGGCATGGTCCCGTTCCTTGGGATGATTACTGGCGTATCGTCTACAAGCGATGCAGCTAGTTTGTCAACTGAGGGTTTTGTCACTTCAACCGCAACCGAAGGCGGTGGTGGCTAACCACAACCTTGAGGGAGGGCTTCGGCTCTCCCTTTTTTGAGGAGAATATTATGAAAATTATAGATAGTAGAGTTAAAGAGCAGGATTCGGTTCGTTCATGGTGGGTAGTTACCGTTGAAGCAGGCGTTGGTAAAGAAGACGTTTTAAACCCTGAATTCTGGTCGTTTGTTGCATTAAAGTTCAAGCCTGGGGAGAGGGTAGAAATCCACACCGACGACTCATCATGGTTTGGTGAATACCTGATTCTTGATTGCGACAGAACCTTTGCAAAACTGATTGAATTAACTCATTACAAATTACAGGTTGATGGCAAGATAAGCCCTCACCTAGCGTATGAAGCCTTCTGGGGTGGCCCCTTTGGTAAGTGGGGAATAAAGAGAACCACTGACCAAGAAATGATAGGCAATCATTATGAAACAAAACAAGCAGCATTGGAGTTCCTTGCTGAATACTTACAGAGAGTAGACAATGGCAACATCACGGCTTGAGATTTATAATTCCGCGCTAATCATCTGTGGAGAGAGAATCCTCTCCGCTTTAACTGACGCTGTAAAAGGGCGTAGACTGTTAGACCATGTATGGGACAATGACGGTGTAGACGCTTGCCTTGAAATGGGGCAGTGGCGGTTTGAGCGTCGAACTGTAAAACTCGACTACGACACGTACTTGACAACCGACTTCGGTTACAACAGGTCGTTTTCTAAGCCTACGGACTGGGTTGCTACATCTGCCGTGTGTACAGACGAATACTTCACGACTCCTTTACTGGAATACGCCGATGAAGCTGACTACTGGTATGCTGAAGTAGATGAAATATACGTCAAGTATGTCTCTAATGACGCATCCTTTGGTGGCGACCTTTCTCTATGGCCTGCCACCTTTACTGACTATGTCGCTGCTCACTTTGCAAGAAAGATAGTTAGAGCATTAACCCACGACACGGACAAGATATTAGAAGTAGAGCAAGAGGAAAAGGACAGGCTGAAGACAGCCAAATCCAAGGATGCGATGACAGAGCCACAGAAATTCCCTCCACCTGGGAACTGGACTACCTCACGATACGGGGGCAGAAGCACTCGTGATCGCGGGAACCGAGGACAGTTAATTGGGTAAGCAAGTCACATCACTCAGGACGTTCAACAGGGGGCTAATATCGCCCCTTGCCCTTGCGCGCACTGACCTTGATAGAACGGCGATGTCTGCCGAGACAATGACTAACTGGATGCCTAGAAACTTAGGCTCCATGATGCTCAGACCTGGAACCAAGTACATTGGTGCTACGGCTAGTAACAATCAAGCCAAGTTCATTCCCTTCATCTTCTCCCAGACCGATACAGCCCTTATTGAGATAACAAACGCTCTTATGCGCGTGTGGGTGTCTGACGCTTTAACCACTAGGGCTGCTGTAACGTCTGCTATTACAGACGGGACTTTTGTTGACGCCACCTCGACCAATGCAGCTTGGACTGATAATGACGAAGGAGGGG